AGAGAACCTGAAACGCATCATGGCAATAGCCCTTCTCGCTGTCCTATCCATTCCTGCCCACGCTAGTGCGGCTTCCGACGCCCACGCCAAATACAAAGGCGTCCTACCCGACGCTTACTACGATCAGTTAGCCCGATGTGAAACTGGTGGCAACTGGCAACACTCCACCAAGTCCTACACAGGGGGTCTTGGCATTCACCGTCAAACGTGGCGCACATGGTCAGACACCCCCAGTGCAAAAGGGCGCACGCCCGTCGAGCAAGTCAAAGTTGCTGACGCCATTGCATTCAAATCACATATCAACCCAGACGGCCGCAAAATATGGCGCGTTGGCCCTTGGGGCTGGGGTTGCCTAAAAGGGCAAAAGCACCTGCAAAAGTTCATCTGCCAATCCCGTCACAAGGATGTGCAAAGATGGCAACGCAACTGCTAAACAAAGGAAAACAATGGAAACATCAACAGGTGAACTAATCGCCAAACTAACCAATCTCAGCCACAACCTCGCGCTTGAACTTCGCTTCAAAGAGTCAAGTCTTGTGCTTGAAGCCGTTGGCGCTCTTCATACGCTGCCAAAGATTGCCGAAACAATCCGCAATTCATGGCACCCTTCAATGAACGACAGTGGGCCTTCAAAAGGTTTGTCATACATTTCAAGCGCTCAATTAGTTGACGCTGATGAGTGATTACATACACAAAGACGACGCTTATGAATGGCTCCGGGACAAAGAAATACAATTTGCTGAAGATGACTTTGCAAAAGTACAGGCTGAACGTGACGCGCTAAAAGCCAAAGTGCTTGAACTCCAAACAGAACTTGACCGCATAACAAGGGAGTACGCTCGTGGCCTTTAACCTTGACGATTACGAACCAGTAGCCAGCAGGCTTGACCGATTCCTTAAAGCACACCCTGATGCTCATGTCATTACTGATCTAGTGCATTACCTGAGTGACATTGCCGTGTTTAAGGCTGAACTATGGCTTGATGGTGAAATCATCGCTACTGGCTGGGCTGAGGAAATCCGTGGCCAAGGCAACGTGAACAAAACCAGCCATCTTGAGAATTGTGAGACTGGCGCTGTCGGTCGTGCTTTAGCGAACGCAGGACTGTCGGGTTCTGACTTCACCAAACGCCCTAGCCGTGAAGAAATGGGCAAGGTCGTGCGTATGCAGGGCGACACTCAAATAACTGAAAACAGCAACCTTGCCAGCGACAAACAACAGAACATGATCAGAGCCGTTTGCAAGTCAATGGGCAAAGTGCCACCAGCCAACCTTCAAGGTATGACTAAACGCGAAGCCAGTGCCTACATTGACACCCTTAAATCAGGTGAGCAACCAGCGCCACAGTACGACACACCAGAAGAGCCGTTCTAGTGGTTGAGTTCTTCACTCTTGTCATTATGTGCATCTCACTGTTTATGTGCGGCTTCCTTCTTGGCAAAGACCAATGACACCAATCAGCGAGGCTTCATTCCTCCAGCAAGTCAAAGGGCTTGCCTATATTCACGGCTGGTCACTGCATCATTCGCAGCCCTCAATGACACGCACAGGGCGATACATCACCACAGGCTCAACAGGTTTTCCCGATATTGTTATGGCACATATCGAGCGTGGCCTCATCTTCGCTGAGTTAAAGACCGACAAAGGCAAGCCCAGTGAAGCCCAACTGGATTGGCTCAGAACATTGCACCCTCATGCTGAATGCTATTTGTGGCGACCCAACGACCTAACCGATATTGAACGCAGGTTGTCAGGGTGTTAGTAGTCGCATGGTATGTCCTGCTACTGTCGCTGGGCATCGCAATCATTCAAGGCATACGCCGAAACTGACGCTCAATCACAACTGAATACAACCATGGCCACATAGAGAGTTGAACTCTGTTGGTGTTTACACGGGAACGTGGGTCGTGCAGTGCGCCTAGCCTCATGTGATGACTAACGTGAAGTGATGCTGGGGTTAGCCACTGTTCAGCGTCTAAACGTCATAAATACGAATGGTGTCCACTTCCCTAAGGTGTCCGGCAACCATGACCTACTTGGTCAAAACTGTGGGGAACACAAACCAAAGACTCTCTCATGCACTGAAAGCAACCGCAGCGAAGCAAGGGCGCTAGTAACATCACCACAACAAAGGAAACACAATGACCAAACGAAACACACCCGAGTTCATGCGCAACAGACGCATAGCCCTAGAACACGAACCCATCTGTCACTGGTGCCGTAAAGCCCCAAGCACAGAAGCAGACCACCTCATTGAAGTAGATCGTGGAGGCACAGACGACATTGAGAACCTTTGTGGCTCCTGCAAAAAATGCAATGCAACACGCGGAAATAATTACCTAAATGCAAAAAGAAGCGCACAACAACACGCCAGAGCAGAAATACTGGGATTAGACCAAAATCAAAAAAAACCACAAACTTTTTTAAAAAATACAAAATTAATGACCCCGACCCCTTTTTCTGATATCTCTGGGAACAGTCATGACTCGGTTCAAGACTCTTGTGAATCGGCTGTGATGGTTGGCGTTGGGATTGAGCAGCCTAGGTTGGTTACGCCGACTGGGGCGTTTGGTTCTTACTCGGCTTTGGTGGGGGCTTGGAGTGAGGCGCATCTTGGTAGGACGTTGTTTCCGTGGCAGATGAACGCGCTTGATGGTGCTTTGGAGCATGATGAGGCTGGCAACTTTGTTTCTTCTACTGCACTGATTAGTACTGGTAGACAGAACGGTAAGACCACAATGCTTTCTGCTTTGGTGGGCTTTTGCTTGACGGAACTTCCGCGTATTTGGGGGCGACCAGTTCGCATTATGTCAACGGCTCATGAACTGGGTTTAGCGACCGAAGTATTTGAGGACTTGCGCGAAGTCTTTGAATTGCTCGAAGAGTCTGGACTAGCAAAGGTGACGTGGGCCTACGGTCGGCATCAGGTCAAGATGCTCGATGGGTCTGTTTATAAAGTGAACAGTGCGACAGGTAAAAAGCATGGTGGCACTTGGGACATTCTGATTGTTGACGAACTGTGGGCAATCACTGAGGCCACATATTTTGGTGCTTTGAAGCCGTCCCAGATTGCTGTGCCTTCTCCGCTAGCGTTTCTTGTCTCAACTGCTGGTGATGAATCGTCACGGGCGTTTCTTAAATTGCGTGAGCAAGCGTTGGGCGTTATTGACTCTGGCGAGCGTTCTGATCTGTTCATGGCTGAGTGGTCTTTGCCAACTGGGGTGTCTCCTGATGACCCTCAGTATTGGGGCTACGCCAACCCAGCGCTTGGGCGCACTATCACAATGAAAGGATTGGAAAGCGCGGCTGCTGCACCTGATCGTTCGCAGTACCTTCGAGCGCATTGCAACCTTTGGGTCGCTGCTGCTAACTCGTGGATAAATCCGGGTGAATGGGCGAAGCGTTATACCACAAACCAAGACCTAGTTGGTGGCAATACTGTTTTGGCTGTGGACAGTTCTGTGGATGACTCAAAATATGTTGGCATTCTTTGTGGCTTAAACAGTGACGGCGACATTGTTGCCAGCGTTGCTTTTACTTGCGAAACCAACCGCCAAATGTGGCGACACATCGAGCGTCTCATGGAGGACGACCCCAAACTCAAATTGGCTATCACCCCAACACTTGACCTTCACACCCCAGAGCCGTTAATCCGTCGGCGCTCTCTGTGGGGCTACGCCGAAATGATTAAGTACACAGGGCTAGTCAAATCCATGATTACTGAGGGCAGGTTGTTGCACACTGGCGAAGAGATGCTGGCAGAACACGTCAATAGGGCAACCCTCGTCAAAGCCAATGGAGCCGTCGTTTTGTCAAGTCAGAAAAGTCCGGGACCGATTGAGTGCGCTCGGTGTCTCGTTGCAGCTGCTTCTTTGGTGTCTCGCCCAACTCAATCTGGTCGGGCAATGATGGGTTCAGCAAGGTAGTTGCATTTGCAACTTGTTTGTGTAAGACTCCGCCCGTGGGATTCTTCACTCCAAAAGTTACGACGGCACAGATTAGTTCGCCACCCGTAAAAGCAGCCGCTGGTGCTGGAGCCGCACAGATCAACGACTTCCTTGCTTATACCACAGGCGCGGCTGAACAACGCGCATTGCAGAACCCGACAGTGTCACGCTCGAAAGACCTTTTGGCTTCCATGATTGGGTGCTTAGAGATGCGCCACTACTCAAAGCAGTGGACAGGCGAACGATACGAAGAAATCTATTTGCCGTTAGAGCCGTGGATGGAACAGCCTGACCCGAAGGTCACACGCAACTTCTTCTATTCAAATATTTTTAGTGACCTTTTCTTCTATGGCCGCGCTTTTGCCTTCGTGACTAGCAGATACTCCACTGGACTGCCAGCATCATTCACTTGGCTACCAGCTGCAATGATCACAACTCCAAATCAAACTGGGCCTCAATGGTTCGGCCCTTCTGATGTTGTGCAATTCAACGGCGTAGAAATTGGCGACGTCAACGACGTCATTCAATTCTTGTCACCAATTCAAGGGCTCCTATACCAAGGCGCTCGCGCTTTGTCAATAGCAACTCATCTTGACCAAGCGGCTGACCGCTACGCAACTTTGGAAACCGTGCCGGGATATTTACAACAAAAGGGCGGCGAGACTCTTGACTCTAACAGCCTTAGCGAAATTGCTGCCGCATGGTCGGCGATGCGACGCCAGAACGCCATTGGCGCGCTCAACGATTATGTCGAGTTCAAAGAATTCAGCGTTTCACCAGCAGAAGTAGTTGCTGAACAGCGCAAGTATCAGTCACTAGAAATTGCTCGCGTTTCTAACATTCCTGCCTATCTTGTTTCGGCACCGCAGGAAGGCTCAGGCCTGACGTACACAAATGTGCAGGACTCAAACCGCCAGTTGTATTTGTACGGCGCAAAACCATTCATTGAATGCATCCAGCAGACACTTTCGGCCTCAAATGTTTTGCCAAGAAATCGCTATGTCAAATACGACATTGAGAATTATCTAGAAGAAGAAATGCACGACGTCATGGTTGAACCAGTCGTTGACGTATCAGAAGAAAGCCAATCATGATTCACTTCGTTAATGTCCCCATTACTCTTGACGCCTCCGCTGGCGAAGATGCACCAAAGACCATTACTGGCATTGCAGTCCCTTGGGCACCAGTGTCGGCAACCGTTATGGACGGCACCAAAGTTTCTTTTGCTCGTGGCGCTTTTGACCTTGACATGAAAAACCCTAAGTTGCTCGAAAATCACGACATGAGCCAACTTCGCGGCGTCGTAACATCACTCGCTGATATGCCCGAAGGACTTGGATTCACCGCCACGTTCGCAAAGACGGGCGCAGCCGCTGACGCCATTGAACTCGTAAAAGCAGGCGCTTACGACTCAGTGAGCGTTGGCGCTGTACCTACAAAGTTTAAGTACGACAAGAACGGCGTCATGGTCGTTTCAAAGGCAGACCTCGTTGAGATCAGTCTTGTCGCACAGCCAGCATTCAAGGATGCTGTCATCACAGAAATCGCTGCATCAGAACCAGAAGAAGATGCAACCGAACCCACCCCAACAGATTCCGAGGAGGAACCAGAAGTGGCAACACAAGAAAACCCAGTGGTTGAGGTCGAGGCTTCAATCATCCCAACAACACCCATCTACGCAACCGCACGTCGCGAAGTAAAACTTCCAACCGCTGTTGAGTACCTTTCAGCAGCCATCTCAGGTGGCGATCAGTGGCACCAAATGAGCGATGCACTTCGCGCAGCTGCACCCGACATCGTTACAACCGATACACCGGGCCTTTTGCCAACACCAATCGTTTCACCTGTTTACAACAACTTCATTGGCCGTCGCCCAGTAGTTGATGCAATCGGTGTACGCGCAATGCCTACAGGCGGCAAAGTGTTCATTCGCCCAGAAGTAACCACCCACACCACAATCGGTGCTTCAATCTCTGAACAGTCACCATCGCAAGGCACCCTCGTTGTATTTAACAACCAAGTCACCAAGCAAATTTTTGGTGGATATGTGAATATCAGCGAAGCCGATATCGACTGGAGTGATCCCGCTATCTTGTCAGTCGTTCTTGATGACATGGGTCGTATTTACGCCAACGCAACTGACAACTACGCAGCCGACACGCTTCGCGCAGGTGCATCAGTAACACAAAACTTCACAGGCACCGCAACAGATGAACCTGCTGCATGGGCCGCATGGGTCGCCGCCGCTGCAGGAACAATCCTGTCATCGTCTAACGGCAACCTTCCAACCCATATGTTCGTCGACACTGAAGTCTGGAAAGTTTTGCTTTCTTTGAGCGATACAGCGGGCCGTCCGTTATTCCCACAGGTTGGGCCACAAAACGCATTCGGAAATCTTGCACCCGGACAATACCAAGGCAACGCTTTCGGATTGCAAGTTGTCGTAGATCGCAACTTTGCATCTGACACTTTGATTGTTGCGGACGCGTCAGGCTTTGAAATGTTTGAACAGCAGAAGGGCGCTATCAGCATTGACTCACCGTCAACACTGTCCCGCACACTTGCGTTCCGTGGGTACTTTGCAGCACTCATGATTGACAACACAAAGTTCGTTCGAGCTGCTTTCGTCTGATAAAGACGAACTAGAAAGACTGCAAGACCATGGCTGTTTACAACCTCGCATTTCATACGAGACTAGACAACTATGCCATCTTGCAGACTTTTGTTGACACAGACATTCAGACTCAAGACTCGGTAGTTATCGCAGGTGCAGGACACAGCCTCAACGGCACGTTCACTGTGGTTTCTACCGAGCCTTACGACTTCATTGGCGTTTCAGATGAAGGCGATTTGCTTTTTGACTATGACGTCATCATGGAAAACCAGTTCATCTACGCCAGTTCAGGCGACGATCTTGAACGATCAGTTGCCACTGGCACAGTCACTTTCAGCCCTAGTTGCAGTTGGGTAAATTCCAGCGATGTAACCAGTTGGCTCGGCATCGAGGTCGCTACCGCTAACGACACCGCATTCATCGCTGTATGCGTCTCAGCGGCCAACAGTTGGTCATTCCGCAAGCGTAGAGAGGCTGGCTACACAGACAGCCTTACAACGGCTCCTGACGGCGCAGCCAAACTAGGCACAATCATGTATGCAGCCACCCAATATCGCTCCCGTGGCGCTGTTGACGGCTACGCCTCATTTGACTCAATGGGCATGGGAACACCAACCATGTCACTTGGTCAGATCATGCAGCTGCTTGGCTGTGGAAGGCCACAGGTCGCCTAATGGCTGCAACAGGCATTCTCGCTGAGGCAGTCAACGCAACCAAAACCGCGCTAACCACGCTGGGCCTTAAACCTGTCACCGACCCACGCAACGCCCGCCCATTATCAGTGATGATTGAACTTCCAACGCTTGATGCTTTTACATACAACGTGGGCGATATTCGGCTGGTCATTCGTGTTCTTGCTGGGCCTCCGGGCAACCAAGATTCAGGTGATTACTTGATGACCACTGTTGACACAATTATGAACTCACCAATCGCCATAGTGGATGGAAGGCCATCTCTCGCTTCATACGGCGAACAGATGCTTCCTTGCTAT